AAGCTAAGAAAATGGTTAAAAAGTCACCATTCTTACTGAAAAGCATTAAACCTTTAGTTAAAGAGTTAAAAGGCAGACATAATGATTCTACTTTTGTGCCTCTTGGCTCTGACAGCGACAGATTAGATGGTTTAAATGTGCATGGAGCTTCTCTTGACGAAATACATGCTTGGAAAGACAAAAACCTTTACGATGTTATTAAAGACGGTACATCAGCACGAGAACAGCCACTTATATTTATGATTACTACTGCTGGTACTGTTAGAGAGCAGGTTTATGATCTTAAGTATGATGAAGCAGAAATGATAATTAACGGATATGATGATCCAGAAGGTTACAAAGACGAAAGATTTTTACCAATTATTTATGAGTTAGATAAAAGATCAGAGTGGACCAATGAAGAAAAGTGGCCGAAAGCTAATCCGGGGCTTGGGACTATTAAGAAAAGAGATAATTTAGAAACCAAAGTTCATAAAGCGCAAAATAACCCATTACTGGTTAAGAATCTACTCACTAAAGATTTTAATATTAGAGAAACATCATCTGAAGCATGGTTAAACTTTGAAGAATTAAATAATACAGCCACTTTCGATATTGAAAAGCTAAATCCTCGTTATGGTATCGGAGGGACTGACTTATCCAGCACTACTGACTTAACTGCAAGTAGTGTTCTTTTTATGCTTCCAGATGATCCAACTATTTATGATTTATCAATGTTTTGGCTGCCAGAGGACTTGTTAGAGCAGCGCGCCAGAGAAGATAAGATACCTTATGATTTATGGCATGAACAAGGTTATTTAAGAACTACTCCCGGCAATAAGGTACATCCTAAGTATGTTACTCAGTGGTACTTAGAAGTGCAGAATGAGCTAGATATTTATATTCCCTGGATAGGTTATGATAGTTGGTCCGCAAATTACTGGGTTGAAGAAATGCAAGGTCACTTCGGAAAAGAAGCGATGATTCCAGTAATTCAGGGTAAAAAGACTTTATCTGGACCAATGAAACAGCTTGGAGCTGATCTAAAAGCTCAAAAGATTAACTATAATAACAATCCGATCACTAAATGGTGTCTTTCTAATACTTCAGTTGATATAGATAAAAACTTAAATATTCAACCAGCAAAGCAGCGCAATCAAAGAAAAAGGATTGATGGTACAGCTGCTATGCTTAATGCTTATGTAATACTTCAAGATAAAATGCAAGATTATGAAAACATGGTTTAGGAGGTGATTATTTGGGATTATTCAGCAAGATATTCGGAAGTGGGAAAAACAATAAAACTACTCAAGCTTTTAAATTAATAAGTTCCTCTAATAATTATTTTTCGCCATGGTCTGGCGATGTATGGCAAAACGATATTGTTAGAGCTTGCATAAGGCCAAAATCAGATGCAATAGGAAAACTTAATCCAAAGCACATTGAAGGTTCAGGCGAAAATATAAAAGTTAATGACAGGCCACAGATTAGAGAAATATTGCAGAATCCAAACCCTTATATGAGTATGCAAGATTTTCTTTCTAAAATGGTTATTCAAAGAGAGTTGAATCATAACGCTTTTGCCTATGTCGACCGCAAAGATGGGAAAATTGAAGCCATTTATCCAATCCCGGTAAGTAGATCAGAACTGGTCGAAAGCAAATCGAATGAATTATATATGAAGCTTTGGTTTAGAACAGGCCAGTATGTGGTTGTGCCCTATGAAGATGTTATACATCTTAGAAAAGACTTTAATGAGCATGATATTTTCGGAGATGGTCATTATCAAGCTTTACAAAATTTAATGGATGTAATAACAAATACCGATAATGCAGTAATTAATGCGATCAAAAACGGCGCTATTATTCGCTGGCTACTTAAATTCAAATCTAAATTGCGGCCCGAAGATAAACAAGTAGAATTAGAAAAGTTTGTTAGTAATTATCTATCTATTGAAAATGAAATTGGGGCTGCGGCTATAGATCCTTCTTTTGACGCTGAACAAGTGGAGCCAAATGATTATGTTCCTAATGCGCAGCAGATGGATAGGTCAATCAAACGTTTATATGCTTATTTTGGCGTAAACGAAAGCATTGTAATGAATAACTATGATGAAGACGAGTGGAACTCTTTTTATGAGTCCGAAATCGAGCCAATTGCTATTCAACTGTCAAATGCTTTCACTAAAATATTTTTTACTAAAAGAGAGCGAGGTTATGGCAATAAAATAATCTTTGAAGCTTCAAACTTACAATATGCTTCAATGAAAACAAAACTCAACTTGCTAAATATGGTTGATAGAGGTGCTTTAACTCCTAATGAATGGCGCAAAGTAATGAATTTAGGCCCAATCAAAGGTGGAGATGAGCCAGTGAGAAGATTAGACACAGCACCAGTAGAAGGGGGTGAATTTGTAGATGAAGATACAGAAGAAGATGAAGAATGAAAAAGAAACTAGAAATCGCCCTACCAATATTGAATTAAGAGAGCTTGAAAAAGAAGGCAATAGAACTATTGGCGGTTATGCTCTTAAATATAATGAACGCTCAGAAATCTTAACTGATTATTGGGGAGATGAATTTGTAGAAGAGTTTGCTCCAGGCGCTTTTGAAAAAAGTTTGCAAGAAAGAAATCAAAAGGCCTTATGGAATCATAAAACAGAACTCCCTTTAGGAAGTGTAAAAAGCGGAACATTAAGATTTAACTCTGATTCTACTGGATTAAATTATGATATTGATTTACCTAATAATTCATGGGGGGATGATGCCTTAGAAAGCATTAAAAGAGGAGACGTTGATGGCAGCTCATTTGCCTTTACAGTCGTTGATGATAAATGGTCAGAAATAGAAATTGAAGGCAGGACAATATTAAAGAGAACTGTTTTAGAAGCTGAAATACATGAAGTTAGCCCATCCACCTTTCCGGCTTATTCTAGTAGTGAAATTAAGTTGAGAAGCTTAAAAAATTATAAAAATGAAAAAAAAAGCAGAAAAAGGCTAATACTTTTAACAAAAATTTAAGGAGATGATTAAATAATGAATAGATTAAAAGAAATTGAAAAAAGACTGAAAGAGATTAGAAGCAAGCTAAATGATAAAGAAGCGGACATTGATATTGAAGCTTTAGAAAATGAAATCAGGGAACTTCAAGATGAAAAAGCAGAATTAAGAGAAATGGAAAAGCGTCAAAAAATTGCTGAAAGTATTAAGGCTGGAGAAACAGAAGTAAGAAGCGTTGAATCAGCTCAGGAAGAAAAACCAAAAGTTGATGAAGCAGAAAAAAGAGGTAAAGACTTAAAAGAGAAAAGATCTGTTACAATAGGATCTTCTAATGTCTTACTAGAAAAACACCAATCAGACGCCATTAATCCAACCTTTAACGAAGTATCTAGCTTAATTGACAGAGTTGCAGTTAAAAATTTACCTGGTGGAGAAAGCTACTCAGAATCATATGTCAAAAATTATGGCGAAGGTGGATATACTGACGAAAGTGGAGCTCCTACCACAGCTGAAACTGAGTTTGGCTATGCTGATATAAATAAGACAAAAATTACAGCTTATGCTGAAGATACAGAAGAAATACTTAAACTTCCTGCTGCCGATTATGACGAAGAAGTAATGAAAGGTATAACAAAAGCTATCAGAAAGAAAATCACTAAAGAAATTCTTATTGGCGATGGAACAACAGGTCACTTTGTCGGGATTTTTGATGATGGAGCAACTGCTATTGATGCAACTACTGACAAGTCAATTGCCTCTATTGATGAAAATACTCTTGATGAAATCATTTATAGCTATGGTGGGGATGAAGATGTTGAAGATGCCGCTGTATTAATACTTAACAAAAAAGACTTAAAAGAATTTGCTACATTAAGACATACCGATGGAACAAAAGTGTATGATGTAAAAAATAACGGCAACACAGGGACTATTGACAGCGTTCCTTATATCATTAACTCTGCTTGTAATGCTATCTCCGATGATGCAGTAACAGCAGGCGAATATTCCATGGCTTATGGAGTCTTGTCTCATTATAAAATGACAGTATTCTCTGACGTTGATGTTAAAAGATCTAGCGATTATAAATTTAAGGAAGGTATGTTAGCTCATAGAGGAGTTGTATTCTCTGGAGGTAATGTCGTTTCTAAAAATGGATTCTTAAGAGTCAAAAAAGGATAAATAATTATTAGGGCTGGCTTATGCTAGCCCTTTTCTATAAGGAGGTATAAATAAATGAGTTATGTAGCATTGAATCATAAACTTGACAGAAAAGTAAAAAATGATGCTGGCACAAGTGAAAAACTAAGAGCTATTGCAGAATTAGATATTGGCGCAGTTGAAGCTCAAGATATTGCTGGAGTTTTAGGCTCTACATCCTTAACTTCTCAAACTCAGACTATTACATCTGGGATTACTGATCCTAATGTTCCTAGAAACTTAAAAATTAAAGCTAATGCAGCAAGTGTGGCTGGGGATATTGTAATTAACGGAACTGACATTGATGATAATGCAATCAGCGAAACAATTGCTCTTAATGGCGATACAGAAGTGCAAGGCAATAAAGCTTTCAAAACTGTCATAAGTATTGAGTTGCCGGTTGAAACAAATGTTGGAACTGATGAGGTCCAGGTGGGAGTAGCCAACAAATTAGGATTACCTTATAAGCTTGAAAGAAACACCGTATTAAAAGCTTATAGAGATAATGTTTTAGAAGCTACCGCTCCAACTGTTGCTGTCGATTCTGCCAACATTGAAAACAATACAGTGCTATTAGATAGCGCAATGAACGGCACTGATGTAAATGTGTATCTAATAGTATAGGGGGCGATTAAATGGCTCTCTTGGATGATGTAAAGACTTCATTAAGAATTACAGCCAATGATTATGATGCAGAAATAACCGGAGTAATCGAAGCAGCCAAAAGCGATTTAGACACTAAAGGTTTATTAAAAATAGAAGAGACAGATGATTTAACTGTTTATGCAATTACTTTATACTGCAAAGGAAACTTTGGCTATGACAACCCAGAAGCTGAAAGATTTTTAGAAGTTTATGAGTCAATTGCAAATAAATTATCTCAACTCAGAGAATATAACAGTTACAAAATTACTATCAATGCTTCTGAACAATGTACTGTTGTTTTTGATGGAGAAGAAAAAGAAACTGCCAGCTCTGGGACAGTTATTTTTTATAGCAGGCCAAAAAATCAAGTAGAATATAAAATTGCTGATGGCGAAGCTCAATATATTGATATCACTG